TCTCTTTCCATCCGTAGACAGTCCAGAGCACTCGCACCATGATGGAAATGTGCAGCAGATTTTGTAGTTTTATGATTTCAAAACGAGGGACCTGCTCGATTGGTCTTTTTTGCTTTTTGCCCTTTTTAGTTCGTATCATTGTCCAGCTCCTCAACTCTTATCCATATGCCTGGTATCACTGCCCAAAACTTTTCGCAGATCAGACTTGCTACCTGTGCGTCATCTTTCCAAAATCCGAGGTCAGTCATGCAATCCTGTAAAAGCTTGTTTGAGTTATCCACATCAGGCTTAGTTATTTTCCACTCGCCGTTTTTGTGCTTGCCTTTGATTGGGAAGCACCATTTCACTACGAGCCTTACCGGACCTACTGCTTTTCGATTGGGTCTAAATTTTGCCAGATGAGCTTTTAGCTTTTGCCTTACGGCCTTTAGTTCCTCATCTTCGTAAAATCTAATTTTTTTATCTGAGCAAATTGTCGCTCGTTTTTCTTGATGTGTTTTTGTTGGCGGAATCATCGCCATAAAAAATTCAATCATTTTACCTCCTCTCGCGCGGTGCATGTATGACCACTCCTATGTGTGGGCGAGGCGTAAGCATAGCGCCTCACCACATAGGGGTGTGTACATGCTTGCATGGGGGTGTGTAAACACCTATACGTAGTATAGGGGTGCACCCCCCCGGTTTGGACAGTGTACTCGACCGTAAAATAGTAGGTGCACCCCCCCGGGTGTGCTCACCTATATTTTTATGGTTCGCTACACCCCTCAGCTTTACGCCTGATGTATTTTTCACCGCCAACTTCTCCATAAGTTTCATAGCGTTTTTTATACTCAGGACGAGCCTTTTTTCCGTTACCGAACCACAGTCCAATTTGTTTGTGTGATGCTAAACCTAAAGCTTCCGCAAGGTCAGACAGAAGTACTTCGCCATCCATTTCGAGATTAGAAAAAGCAATCTCAAACTCATTTAGCTGCTCTTCCTTTTGCTCTTTAGCATTCTTCTTGCGATTCTCTACTGCCTTTTTCCATGTAGGCTGAGCCGATTCTGTCTCTATGTCGGTGAGAATGCCAGCCTCGTCAACCTCATGCTTTGGATATCTAAACCACATGTTTACAGGCTTAAACTTTGCAAATTCTCTCAGAGTTCCGCTTACTCTCCAAGCGCTCAGCGTCCTGATTTCGTCTTCGACTTTGTTACATTCTATAGAACACTTGAGAAGTGCACTTTGCGTTAGAGCTCTGTTTGCATGGCTTGTAATCTGAGGTAAACTCAAGGTGTCGTCTAATCCAACATGCTCGTCATAATAACCTGGATTATTTGAGCGAATAGCCTCATCAAATACCTTGCACTTAGCCTGATTAAGCTGCATAGAATATACGTCTTCTGTAAGCTCTAGCTCTATAAGGTCTATAAGTGCGTCTGGGTCTCTTGCGAATACTCCGCTGCCTGATGCTCTGTCTAGGCTCTTTTTATTGCCCTGGGCGCCTTTTGAGTGGTGGTGACAGTAGATTACACTTGAGCCAAGTTCCGTCGCTACCTTGTCAAATTGGTTCGTAAAATGAGCCATCTGATCAGCGCTGTTTTCGTCGCCTGTAAGGACTTTATATATAGGGTCAATAATAACTGCTATATAGTTCTTTTTAAGCGCTCTACGAATCAATTTAGGCGCTAGCTTGTCCATTGGCACTGTCTTGCCTCTTAAGTTCCAAATATCGATGTTGTTAATGTTTTGAGGCTTGATTCCAACCGCCTTGTAAACGTCCTTGAATCGGTGTAAGCAAGACGCTCGATCTAACTCAAGGTTGACATATAAAACTCTGCCCTGGCTACACTGCCAGTTTAACCATTTAGAACCTTCTGCTATCGCAATACACATCTCTATAAGAGCAAATGATTTACCTGCCTTTGATGGTCCTGCAATAAGCATTTTGTGGCCTTGTCTTAACACTCCATGAATTAACTCAGGCGCAAGTTCAGGCATGTCATCCCAACACCCCTCTAGGCCTTCTGGATCAGGCAAGTCGTCGTTTAAGTCCTCGATATATTTGTACCAATCCTCGTAGTTACTTTTTCCGATGTTTGTATCTATGAGAAACTGCTTTCGGCCATCACGTCTGATGCCTGGCATTCTTGAAAGCCTTGATGGGTTTCTATTTTGGCTATCAATATCAAGACCATTTTTCTTGCAAACAGAGTAAATATAATCTACTCTCTTGCGATACTCTTCATAGCTATTAGCATCTACTTTGACGATTGCATGTATGGATTTTCCACCAGAGTACACGAGACAAGCTACAGGAAGTTCTAGCTCTCTAATAATTGCATTTTGCTTTTCTAGTTCCATGCTGTCAGACTCTACTAGAGTATATCTGTAATCTGTCACATTCTCGTTTTTAACGCCCTTGCCATCTAGTGGGTTAAATCTTATCCATGCACCAGCTTTCTCTTTGTAATCACCGATTACAGCGCCTATGTCACCATTGCATTTAGAAAGCGCTTCAAGGAGCTGTCCAGCTGTTCGATCATATGAGCCTTTGCCTGGCATGCACTTGTCGTCTTTCTCCCAAACCTCTGTTACATAGCCGACATTCTCAGTGCTTTCAAAGAGTGTTTCTAGATAAGTAATCAACTCTCTAACAGGATTCCACTGTGAGTCATCAGGCTCGTTTACTTCTTTCTTTTCAAGCCACGCCTCATCGATGAGCTTGTAATCTTTTCCAATCTCGTCATCCCAGTTCAACTCATGAGACGTTTTCTCCGGAGGAGTCCAGCCTTGCTCTATGGCAAGCTGGAATATTGTTCCTCCGGTCACAGGTGTTCCATTACCTGTGAATCCATCCCATTTCTTAAAACACTCCCCCTGATGATACCTTTTGCTATCCTGAGCGCTCCATGAGTCCCAGTCCATTGCTGTATAGCCTTCATACTTAAGAGCCATGCCTACGTTAACCCATTCTTGATAGTTCAAGAGTGATGGATTTATATGTTGTAATAATTCAAGATGATTTCGTTGCATCTTTATTCTCCTTATGATGGTCTATACTCAGCAGGATCTATTCCGTAGGGGATTCGCCATCCATTTACAGCGATTCTATCAATTAGATTCTTTGCATCCTGGAATTGCCACATGCCAACATGCTTAAAACCTTTCCCCTCAAGGAATCTAATCTGCTTAGGCGTTGTGAGTCCTTCGTCTCTGCGCTTGCTTAGCCTATCTAAAATCATCGAAGCCTTGCCAGCATTGTCGATTGAATCAGGGAATATTCCACACTTTTCAAGAGCCTTAATCTGCTTATTAGAAGGTGGTGCCATTTCCCAGCCAAATGAAGGGATGTATGTTGACAAATCCTCTGCTTGGATGCTCATTTCAAACTGTAACGGATCTACAAGCTTGCGCTTGCGTCTTCTCATTTCCTCTAGCTGCTTAGCAAGAGCCTCTTCTCTTTGCGCCACTACATCCGATGCAGCCTTTTCCTCGGCTTCTTCGATGTCGATTGCAACTCCTGCAGCAATCTCCATGTTTTCGGTCATCTTCTTAGCGACTTCCTCATTTTCACAAATAAGGCTTGCCGGATGGCAGAGTTCGTGTCTTTCTGTGTGCCATAGAAAGTCAAGTAATAGTAAGTCCTCTTTCCCTGGATATAACCTGGTTCCTCTGCCTACCATCTGCGAGTAAAGTGATCTCACTTTTGTTGGTCTTAGGACGACAATGCAGTCGACAGATGGCTCATCCCATCCCTCTGTTAAAAGCATCGAGTTGCATAGCACGTTGTATTTTCCCTTGCTGAAATCGTCTAAGATTTCTGCTCTGTCTTTACTATCCCCATTAACCTCTGCTGCCTTAAATCCCTTTTCGTTTAGAATGTCTCTAAACTTTTGCGAAGTCTTTACTAGCGGTAGAAATACTACGGTCTTTTTGTCTATACAGTACTTAAGCATTTCGTCTGCAATCTGCTCCAGATAAGGATCTAGTGCCGTACCTACCTCGCTTGCCTTAAAGTCTCCTGACTGCATTGATACTGCACTTAAGTCTAGCTCAAGCGGAATTGTTAAGGCCTTAATTGGACTTAGGTATCCGTTTTTGATTGCCTTTGGAAGAGTGTACTCATACGCAAGGCTCTCAAAGTATGATCCTAGATTGCGCATGTCTCCTCTGTCTGGCGTTGCTGTAACGCCTAGCACATTTGCATTGCTAAAGTGCTCTAGTACTCTTTGATAACTGTCTGAAATACAGTGATGCGCCTCATCCACGACGATGGTGTCAAAATAGTCTTTGTCAAACTGCGCAAGGCGCTTAGGTCTTTGCAAAGTTTGTACAGACCCAACCACCACTCTGAACCAGCTATTTAGGCAGCTTTGTTCCGCCTTTTCTGTAGCTGTAAAAATGCCTGTTGCTTTTGCAAGTTTGTCTGATGCCTGGTCAAGTAACTCGGAGCGGTGTGCTAAAATTA